CTCCTTCATGCTCGTGAAGTCGCCGAGCTCGTCGCCCTTCAGAGTTGTCGCTGCCGCGGGCGCGGCGCCAGCCCCACCACCTGATCCGAACTGCCCATTCGCAGCACGCTTGTGCTTCGACTCATCCCATTGCGCATCGCGCGTATGGATGAAGATATGGAGGTGCTTCGGCATGGGTCAGTCGGGTCTTGCGGGCTCGGCCCGGCTGCTATTCAAAACGAGAGCCGATGACATGCGGCCCGTCCAACTTCACAACATCAACCCACAGGCAAAACCACTTCCGCCCAGCAGCGGCAGTTGTAGATGCAACCCGGATGCGCTCGCGCGCCGGACCGCTTGTCCGCGATCGGAGGCTTGTCCCACGTAAAGAACTTGCCTTCAAGCTCGCGGTGGTCCTCGCGCACGTCCGAATCTCCCGACGTCCGCCAGAAGTAGCCAGGGCTTCCGACGTCGAGCGCGCGCGCCTCTGTGAGGGTCGCGGCCGTACGGCTGACCTCGGTTCTCGCAATGGTGTCGGCCCGGCTTTTCGCGACCGGCCCAGTGTCCTGAATCGCTTTCGAGATCTGTGCGGCGCGCGTGCTGTCGACGATTCCTTCCAGCGTCAGCCGGTGCACGCGCTCGGCTGCGTCGAGCGGGATCGACTTGATCAGGCGCACCTGCTCGGCCAGGAGGGAGCGCATCGTCTCGCCGGTGGCCGCTCCGCGGATTTCTTCGCGCAGCGCGCGCGACATGTCGGCGGCCTGCTTCATCCACATCTGCTCGTCGCGCCGATTCAGGTCGGCGATCATGCGTGCCGCCGTGGCTTCCGCCCACGGCGCGAGCGCCTCGGCATAGCGCCGCAGCAGATCCTCGATCGTTGGCGCGAATGACGCATCGCCGGCCGGAAAACCGTTCGCCAGCACGCCAACCTGATGAGCGATTTTCCGCAGCTGCGTGCCGTACTGGCGCTCGGGCCCGCTGAGCCGGACCGGATTCTTGCGCCGGTCGCGCTTTCGATCGAGGGTGAGGATCATCGACGTCGGAACAGCCTGCGAAGCAGAGAATCGTTCGTCCGCGCGGGCGCGCCGGGCGCTGGGCCGAGCTGAAGCGCCGGATCAATCCCCGGCGGGTCCTCGCCCTCTTCGTCACGCTCGGCCTGCTCGATGGCTTCATCGGGAATGTCGCCGAACATGCCGGTGTCGGGTGACGACGCCTTCAGCTCGCGCATGCCCTGGCTGCGCGGAATCAGGTCGGCGTCGACCGCCTTCGTCACCGAGTCGACCGTCTTGTTGCCGATCTCAGCCTTCTCGGCGGCCGACATTTCCTGCAGCGGGTTGAACTCGTATGAGAAGTCCTCGGGGAGCGGCTGGCCGATCTCCGACCGGCCCATCACGTCGAGCAGATTGTGCAGCGGGTTTCGCAGCCGCCGCTCCTGCCGCGTGTGCACCTTCTCGTGATACAGCAGACGTGACCCTTCGCCTGTGTCGCTCAATCCGGCCGGCTGCTGGCCGAACAGGCGATCGAGCGGAATGCCCGTCGCGCCGCTGAGTTGCATTGCGAACTGGAGCATGACGTCGGACAAACCGCTGAACGTGTACTGGTGCGTCTCGAACTTATCGGTCGCGTCGATGAGGGTGATGCCCTCGTTCGACTGCCCGAGCCGGATCATTTCGACCTGCTTCAGTAGGCCGTTGAGCGCCGGCCCGCCGGCCGCGATGATCTCGCGCAGCTTCTCAACGCTCAGCGTGCGCAGATGCGCCTTGTAGACGAGCTGCCCCGCGCCGACCGTCGCACTGTCGAACGCGATGAGCCGATCCCACATCGGCTCGAGAATCGACAGGCCCCAGCCGTTTTCGCTGATGCGCTGGTAGAACGGCAGTGCTTCGCCGTCCATTCGCAGCACGCGCGAATGGTGAATGCGCCCCTGCGGCAAGCCGATCGCCGTTGGCAACACGTCGTAGAACTTCGGCATGCCCAGATCGGGGCCGAACTCGGTCACGACTTCGCCGACCGGCGGCGCAACCATCCAGCGGTCGAGCACGAGCAGGCCCTTGAACTGGCCTTTCCCGATGGTCTCGCGCCGAAGCGGCTGCGACATGTCCTGGCCGTCGATCAGCATCACCGCGATCGCGCCGCCGTATAGCTGCGCCCACTTGCCGGTATCGCAGAGCTGGTCCCAGATCGCCTTGCGCGTGAGTGCCGTCTCCATCTTCGACACGTCGGTCGGATCGAGCCCGGACATCTCAATGCCCTTGCGGGTCATGTCCTCAGGGATCGCGTCCACTGCTGCGCGCACGATCCACGACCCGCGATACGCAGCTTCTAGCCAGACGCGGTTGCGGCTCTGGTACGTCAGCGTGTACTGTGCCGCCGACGCCTGATTGTCGGCACCCCATCCGAGCCGCGCTTCGAAGTTGGCGAACGAGTCGACCGTGCGATGGGCGTGCGTCGCCGCCGGCGCCCGCGGCGGCCGCGTCTGTTGCTTCCGTTTCGACATTCCGGGAAATCCTGTCGTGCTCAACCGGCAAGCCGCTCCCAGACCGACAGGTCCTTCGCGCCTCCCAGCATGTCGTTGATTGCGTCGACCATCGGATCAATCTGGTCGTCGTGCATGTGCGTGTCGTCAGCCGTGAACGAGTCGCACTCCGTCAAGAAGTCGCTGACCCACGGGGCATCCAGCGGAACGCCTACATTGCCGGAGTCGATATGGCTCACGACGTCCATCACGCGCGTCAGCTTGTCCTTCACGCGTTCGATGCCCTCGATCGGGATGCCTCCGTCGGCCTGAATGTCCTGAATCAGTCCCGTACCGCTGGACTTGTCCTCGACCTTCATCTGGCGCAGCACCGGAGCGCCCGGATCGTCTGCACCGATGGCCGCGTGCTTGTTCCAGAAGTCGATCGCGCGGCGCTTCAGCTCGGGCGCCTTCCACTTCCCGCGCACCAGGTCGATCAGGTACAGACGGTTGTCGTACCCGAGGCCCCAGCACTCGAACACGCTGTAGTCGTTTCGCTCGGCGGTCTTCTGCGCCGTGTCCGCGAAGATCTTCCGATACTGCAACTGCGGCAGCGCGCCGTAGCGCAGGAACTTGCCGCTCTGGATGATCCCGCCGCCCAGCGGCGACGGACGCTGCATGTACTGGCCGTTGAAGACGTACGCGTCGGCCTTCTCGGACGCGAGCAGCTCCTGCAGCGGTTCCTTGTACGGCCAGTAGCTGTATCGGCCGTCCGCGTCTCGCTCGTCGCACTCGACGCGGTCGCGAATGTGCTCGGGCAGCTTCGCGACGTACTCGTCCGTGATCAGCGCCGGGATCTCGACGAACTCCCAGTCGCCCGGCAGCTTGCCGGCCTTGATGAAGCCCGTCGGATCTTCCTCGGCGAGCCGCTGCATGATCACGATGATCGGCGTATCCGGATTCGCCTTCCGGCTCTTCACGGTCGACAGCAGCTTGCGGTTCGCCTTGTCACGCGCAGTCTTGCTGTACGCGTCATCGACCTTCAGCGGGTCGTCAATGATGATCGCGCCCTGCCAGCCCTCGGTCATGTGTCCAGCACGGAAGCCGGTGATCTGGCCGCCGAGCGAAACGGCGTACACGCCGCCGGCCTTCCGACCGTCGATCATCACGTTCCAGCGCTTCTTCGACTTCGCGTCGTCGGCGATCGGGAGCGGCCATAGCGCCTGAAACTCGCCAGACTCGACGATGTCGCGCGCCGTCTCGCTGTTCAACAGCGCCAGGTCGTCCGAGTAGCTGATGTGCAGGAACCGCGCGCGCGGGTTCAGCGCGAGGCCGCGCGCGATCAGGTTGATCGCGACCAGCTCGGTCTTCGACGAACCCGGCGGCACGTTGATGACGACGTTCTTCAGCGTGCCGTCGATTACGCGCTGCACCGTGTCCGCGATCAGCACGTGGTGCCAGTTGACGCGGAACTTGATCGCCTGCCGGTGCTTGAAGAAGTACCGGCTGAAAAACAGGTGATCTCGCTCGCACTTCGCCTTCAGGACGGCCCGCTCGATGGCGGGATCAATACTCGTCTTCGAGCTTGGCGACGGCGGCTGCGACCTGCTGTTCATCGACGACGACCGTCCTGTTCACGATTGGGCCGCCGTCCTCCCCGGTATGTTCAAGGCGGCGCCGGTTCGTGAACGCGTCGCCGGCCTCCTTCGCTGCCTGTTCGAGCAGTTGCGCCATTAGCGGCAGGTTGCCGCGCTGCTCAGCCAGCGCGACGGCGCGATCGAGCGCGCGCAGGCGCACGGCGCGGTGCGACACGCCGATTCGCGACGTGTCGTTCAGGAACTCCGACCTCGTCCGTTCGAAGATTTCCCGGTATTTCTTGCTGAGCGCCGAGCCGGCGCGCTTCGTCGGGTCGTACCGCTCGCACTGCTGCGGCGACACTTCGACACCGAACTCCTCGCGCACCGCCTTCGCGGCGCGCGACGGCGTGTCGAAACAGGCGAGCGCCTGCGTGACGAACACCTTGATCGGTTCGGGAAGTGCGGCCATGACGGGAGACGTTCAGAAAGAGCTATGCGGCCCGCAGGATGCAGGTGCCACACGCGCGGGCGATGTCGGCGTGGCCGACTTCCGGCGCGCGGCGTGCCGCGTCGATCAGCTTGGCGGTATCGCCGGCACCACCACCCGCGCCGTAGCGCCGGACGATGCCGACGAATTCCTCGACGTCGTGCCCGCGGATGCCGAGCTTCGGCATGCCGTTCTTCGTGAATGCCGGCGCGCCGAACGCGTCGAGACGCTGAC